CCATAATCACTACCACTACCATCCCCGTTTGCTGCACCATCAAGGACTAGGGCAGCTGTTCCTCCATTTGTTGATCCAACTAAAAGACTATGATAGTTAGGACCACCAGTTACAAGGTTGTAACCAGCAGGATTACTTACTCCTCCGTGAATTGTACTATCAGAAGTTATACGAAGTTGTTCTGAAAAACTTATATCTGCATCTGCACTACCACTTGCTGCGCTCTCAAAAATCCATGTTCTACCAGGACTATTAACTCTAAGTCTTGCTGCAGTATCTGCATATCTATATTTCCAGTTACCACCAGAATGTCTATAAGCGTTATGTAAAAATTGAGTATCTGCTGTTGCAGTTGCAGTACTATAACTTGCTAATCCACCACCAGCACCAAGTTGAATTAAATCATATTGAGTAGCAAGATCGGAATTTGATTTAACTGTTAAACCATCTTTCGCAACAATTAAGTTTGCTTTACTATCTCTAATCTCAAGATTTCCTACTGGATTATTAGTTCCAATACCAACCAGACCAGCAGAATTTATATGAAGTACCTCTCCAACTCCCCCAATGTAAAGTCCTACAGTTGAACCCTGCATACCAACTGGTTTGAATGCAGAAGTAGCTCTATTATAAGAAACAATCGCCTGACCGCTACCTGGATTAAACTCCAACCCATTATTATTAAGAACTACGGCAAGCTGTCCTTGTGGATCGTTAGTTCCAATACCAAGTCTACTATTCTTTAATGTAAGTATATCAGTAACACTTCCAGCATTGCCATAACCTAACCTTACCGTACCATCTGGTGATGCTGGTTGATAAAGTGTATAGTTATTAGCTGCGGTCCCATCTTGACCAACTTGTAAATTGTTAACCTTTAATGTGCTCACAGTATTACCGCTTTATTGATTATTTATCACTCTTCTGGTGATGATGATTTATCAGCAATCAACTTTGCTTTCCATGCATCTTTAACGGATTGAGTCCAAACAGCATTACAAATTGCCTGAACATCAGCATCTTGTCCAGAGATATCAGTATCTACTAGATTATTGTCAGCGTCTAATGTTCCTGGTTGGAGAGTATTACGATTAAATGATCGAGCAATTTCGATGCCATCTCTCTCAACAATATCGGCTCTACGAACTTGAACTATTTTGTATTGACCAACGACTTCAATCTTGTCGTTTTCAAATCTTTCAGTAAGTGCCATTAGGGAAGTCCTCCAGACTAAACAGGTTTAGGCGTACTATTTATTATGGTGTGACGTAACTAATAGCAAATGCAATTTCATCGTTTGCTGCAGGATTAAGTCCTCCAAGTGCATGAAGATTAAGTATTTTCAGAGTGGTTGTTCCTTCAGTTACATGAATAGGGACTGCTTTATAATAATTACCACTTCCAGCACTAGCATCATAGTAGAAACAATTTGCTCCAGCTCTACCTTGTTCAGTTGTTGATTGTACTGTGAAAGGTAAATTCGTTATACTTGTATTACCACTAGGTGAGCTTACACTTGAAATTCTGATTTGTCCACTGATGTGAACAAGACGACCAATTCTTGTATAAGATAGAGTATTATAACCACTATTTAAAGTAATAGATCCTGTATTGGGAGAAATAGTTGGATCAAATGTGCCTTCTTCATACTCATCTATTGTATTAGCTGATGCATTTCCACCAATAGCAACACTACCACTAAACCATGCTGATCCATTGCTACCATTAATTCCAATGTTGTTAGTGCCAGCTAAATTACCTCCCAAATAGAGATCACCATCTGTTTGTAATCCAGAGTGCCAAGTATTTGATGATGAATTTTTAGCTGCCCAAACATAATTATATGAAGCTATACTAGTTCCAGTCTGGAACCAAGATGAAGTGCTAGAGTTCTGTAAGTTAACCCCTGTTGCTTGTATTGAACCCTGAGTTATAATGTTTCCATTACCAGAATCAATGGAACATCTAGCATTCGATATAAGTTCACCTGATGTTGCAACTAAAAGAGAACCATATTGACTAATTCTTGTATCAAGACCAGAAGGTCTATTTTTACCTTTAAACTGTGCGCTACCATTAAAATCTACAGTAAGTACGTTTGTTGTCCTAATTGTAAAATTATAATTTTCAGCTCTAAATTGAGCACCCGCCCATCCATCAGTAGTAATAGATCTTAAAACAATATTTTCTTGAGTACCACTTCCGCGAGACAGTACATTAAGAGCAGCAGTACCTCCAGCAGATGGCACAACAGCATTTATCGTTGCAAATGCTGCTTTAGCATCTGCTATACTTGATGTGCCTGCATCTCCATAAGCACGAATATGACCATCAGAATCTATGCGAAGTCTTTCTGTTGGTGAATCACCATCACTACCATCATTAGTTCTAAACATCAAAACGCCTTTTTCATCATCGGCAGTACCCTCATGATGTGACCCAATACTAGCAAGGGTGGTTCTTTCACCACCACTCTGTCTTCCAGAGAATAATAAATTACCACTTCTTGCACCAGCAGAATCATCAGCTGTTGAATTAATTATTGCGAGGTCATTAGCAGAATTTCCTTTATAGATTTCAAGTGCAGAACTACTAATTCTATCAGTTAGACCATTATGACCGATCAATATTTTTCCGTCTGCATCAATAGCAAACCTTTCCGCCATATTGACATAGGTTGCCATTCTATTGTCACTAAATTGATACACAATGTATCCGGCCAAGGAATCAAAGAATGATGTTCCCTTTGAGAATGCTAAGCGAGCATCTTGATTACTTGCAGCAGCAATAGTGATACCACCTCTATGTCCTGAACCAGTATGACCAACAACTAGATCATCAGCATTTGCATTTCCGTAGACAGTAGAACCACCACCCATAATTACTCGGCCATCAGAGAGAATACGCATTCTCTCTGTTCCTTCTGTAGTTACCTTAAAGTGACCATCAGAACCTGTATCTACTACTTCTGCTTCAGTATTACCTTCAGAAATCTTATCCGATGAACCACCGCCACCGCCACTGGATACTGTTGCCCAAGATAAATTTCCTGATCCATCAGTCTGTAATACCTGATTGGCATTTCCATCATCATCTGGGAGAGTTAATGTATAACTTGCAGCTGCACTATGTGGAGGTGATTTAATTTTTACACCATGACTATTTGCAGAACAATTAAGTTGTAGTATTCCATCATTACCGCCAGCACCTTTAACCTCCACAACACCAGTTCCATTTGGTGTGAGTTTGATATTACCATTAGTTGTGCTTGTGTTAATCTCACTAGCTTGCACATCAAGATTTCCACCAAGTTGTGGTGTTGTATCTTCAACGACATTAGAGATTCCTGATCCGCCACCACCAGTACTAACAGAACCATCTGCCATCAAATATTGAGAAGATGTTCCGCCAGATTTAACAAAAGAAGTAGCAGTTAGTGCTCCTGTGAGTGTAGCACCAGCATAAGTGGTTTCAAGTCTCTTGGTATTATCGTAATAAAGTTCTACTCCACCATTTGCTTGAGCAACAACACTATTTTCGCCAGATGGAGATTGTATTCTTAAATTACTTCCATTAGCACCACGAATGTAAAAATCGCCGGTAGTATTATCAATATATGAACCACCACTAGCATGATATAGTTGTAAGTCATCACCAGTACCAACTTTAATCTTCTGATCATCACCAAGACTCAGTTCAGTTCCATTGATAAGTTGAAGTTCATCTTGATTCCATCTAGCACTAATGTTGTTAGATCCATTCTTTCTGTGAGCGATCTCAATAATACCATCTTCAGAACCATTGGTGGGGTCACCAATCTTACCTGTAATTTTGGCATAAAGACGAGTTGCACCGGTACTGCTTTCACCTTGAAACTTAATCTGTCCAATATAATCGGCATTAGCAGGTGAAGAACTATTTCTGTATAGAGAAAGTTCTGGACCTGCAGAATTTCCACTATCCGTAGAAGTGATAGTAGCATTACCAGTAATATCAATATTACCAGTTCCAGTTATATTTTTACTATTAATATCTAAATTGCCACCAAGTTGTGGACTAGTGTCATCGACAAGATCGGAGAGACCTCCACCTCCTCCACTGCCAGTTTGATCTGCAACCCAAGCATAATCAGAACCATTCCAACTTAAAATTTGACCAGAAGAAGCTCCACCAGTATTAAGATGGTTATCTACATCAGAGTTTCCATAGGAACCACCTCCACCTGATATTGTTGTCCAAGTGGGAGCAGCACCAGAACCGCCAGATGTTAATACTTGACCAGCAGTACCATAATTAGCACCACCAAGACCAATTTGTCCAGAAGGACCAATACGAAGTCTTTCATTTCCGCCATTAGTTCTAAATAAAATTGGGGTTGATGTTCTTGTGGTTAAATACAGTCCACTAGTGGCGGCAAAGATATCACCAATAAGTGTTCCATTTGCTTCAAGATCAATTTCTCCACCATTTGTTCCATTAATAGTAAGTGTAGTGTAGTTGGTGTAACTATTGGGAGAAGGTGTTCCCAATGACACGTTACCAACAGAATCTATACGAAGTCTAGTTAAAGTTTCACTTCCATTCTGTGAATATACTCTGAAACCTCCGTGAGATGTATTATTTCGAGTTACGATATAAGAATCACCACCATTATGTGCCAACATAACATGCTGGTTTGTCCCATCCGTATCACTTATTTGTAATGTTGGGTCTCCTGAACCCGACATATGAAAACCAATTCCACTGAAATTGGTTTGTTGGATTTGACCAGTAGAAGTTATACGAAGTCTTTCATCACCTTCTGTAGTTACCTTAAAGTGACCATCGGAACCTGTATCTACTACCTCTGCTTCGGTATTACCCTCAGACATCTTATCTGAGACTCCTCCGCCTCCTCCACTGGAATTATTAGTCCAACTTAAATTTCCTGATCCATCAGTCTGCAATACTTGTCCACTACTACCAGCTGTACCTGGAAGTGTGAATGTAACGTTACCAATAAAGTCACTGTGAGGAGGTGCTTTTAAAGATGCATAATGAGCATTACTCGATTCACAAAATAAACGCATTTCTGACTGAGCACCGGTATTTTTAATACCAAGTACTCCACTAGATACCGCTAAGATATCAGTTCCGTTTATCTGTAGATAACCGTCGTTAGCTTGTCCAGCTCTAAATCCTGCGCTCATTTTATTAGTTCTTTATAGTTGTATTTATCTATGGTTTAACTGGCCAGGTTACATTACCTAAACCATTTGCTGTATCCCAAGTTGGATTAGGATTGTCTTGTGGAGCATCACGTAATGATTGACGATATGTTTTCCACTTATCTCTAGTCGCTTTGGGAATATCAGGATTCTGAGTCCAGTCAGTTTCTGCTAACTTTTTGTCTCTAACCGCTCTCAACCATGCCATTGGTTTTTCATCATCATATGACCATTCAACAGTTAAGTCGCTGAATTGTGCTATATTACGTGGAACCAGATCTTTTTGTGCTTCGATTTCTGCTTGTAGTTCTTCCTCTGTCATTTTAACTCTCCTATTAATTAAGGTGTAGTTCTGTCTACAGTAACGTTATTAATACCACCTCTTGGCATATTTATTCTAAAGTGGCACATAGAACTATTAGAATATGCAATATTAGATAACTTGAACAGAACATCAGTAGTTCCGCCACTATGAGACCAACTAGGAGTTGCGCCACCATACGCTGATTGATGATTAGTGCCACTATATAATGTATTTCCGTTTGCTGAGTAGAATGATATGTATGCAACACCAGTAACTCCATGGTCCACTTGGTATCCACCACCACTAAAATAATCAATGCTTATTGAAGGAGCATTAGAACTTCTAGAAAATTTCAATTGTATTGAAGTATTTGTAGAGTGTTGATAAAATTCACAGGAAAACTCAAGGTAATAACGTGTCCTGACCATTGCTCCTACGAACATAGCGGCAGATCCCGCAACAGTGACACCATATGGAATACTTTGGTCTTCTATAATATCAAGTTTAGTTTTAGGAGTTCCATATGATGCCGCCCCCATTCTTACATCACCATTGGATGCAATATTAACTTTTTCAGTATGAGCTGTACCAAGTCTCAGACTATCATTGTTATGATAATACTCAATATATCCTTCATATCTGTCGTTACCTGATCCATCTGCACTATCACCAAAAGCAACAGTTCCAAAAGCACCAGTTCCGCTTGAGATAGTAATACCTCTATTTCCATTGCCATCTCCTACTTGTATGTCATCCATATTAGGATGAGCAGCTAAAGATGATTTGCCAACAAGTAATTGACCTGTATTTAACAGTCGCATTCTCTCGCCCCATCCACCATTATAAGTTTCAAAGGCAAGATTACCACTTGCAGTTCTAGTACCAATAACTGCTGTATTTTCATTGGTTCTTGTACCAATCCATAATCCTGCAGCAGAATTATTACTGGTAAGCGCACCGATAATACTGACTACTGAACGAGTATTTGATATTCCGTGTCCATTATGTCCTTCACCTTGAATATAAAGTGTCTCATTACCAGCATTTGCTGACATACTTCCAGCAGTTACTATAGCAAGACCAGCATCTGCAGTCAGACGCATTTTTTCTGTTCCACCAGTTGTAGTAGTGTTTGTGGCAGTATAGAACGATAACTGTGTTGCAGCATTTACTAAAGAAGTACCACCCCCCATGTGGAGTTCATTGGCACTTGATCCAGATGTGCATCTAATAATACCAACAGGTTCTTCTGCATTTACATAGTGGGCACCAGCAAATCGTCCGTCTTTATTTGCATTATTTGCCCTGTTTCCATTTCCATCACTACCTCCCATTATAATAGCCCAATCATTATTGGGAACATCAATACCTGCATAACCACATTTAGGAGTAGCAATTGCACCAGGTCCAACTAATATTCGCCCATTAGCATCTATACGAAGTTTTTCAGTAATATTTGTTTCACTACTACCAGCATTTGTATAAAAAGAAAGAGCACCATGCCAGTTATTACCCTTTCTAATACCTGCTACTTGTGCAGTTGTCCAAGTGGGGTAATCGCCATGGAACTGACCAAAAGATATAGCGGGACCTGCATCATTTGAATTACTAGATGAGTAAGTTCCAAGTGTGGTTATTCTTAATGCTTCATTAACTGCACCATTTGAATGTGTTGACTGTGAGATAAGTTTACCATCAGAAGTTATACGAAGTCTTTCTGCACCACTTATAAACGCTCGAAAATCATCTCCTACTGCACCAATGCGAACAGTTGAATTTGCTGTTGTCCCACTTGCTTGGAAAGATATGAAAGCATCTGTCTGATTAGTTTCAAACAAACCTGCAATTGATGATCCACCAGTTTCATTAGAATGTAATTTAAAGTCTGGACTATCAGTGCCGATGCCAACCTTGAGAGTAGCACCATCAAAGGTTGCAACATGAGCACCCCTTGCATAAATTTGTGTTTTATTTAATGTGGTAGATCCAGTCGAACCAAGTCTTGCTGCATAACCCCCTGAAATTGATGAAAAACCAACTACTGGGTGTCCTGCTACTTTAAGTCCTGTATCAGATTGAATTTCTCCAGCAACATCTAATGGCGTTCCAGGACTGCTAGTTGCAATACCAACACGGTTATTTACTGCATCAACTGTTAAAGTTGTACCATCAATTCCAATATCTGGTGCAAGAATACCAGTTGTTCCATTAATAGTTACTGCCATGTTACACTACCGTCCATGTTGTTCCGTTAGGAATGGTTACCGTTGCACTATTATTTATTGTGATGGGTCCTGCCGACATGGCATTTTTGTTAGTTGTAATTGTATAGTTCGTTGTCACATTAATATCATTCTCGTAAAATACAGAGTCTCCACCAGCACCAGAAGCACCGCCTAGACTACCCCAACTACTACCGTCATATCCTTCATATCTATTGAAGTTGGTATTGAAACGCAACATTCCAGTATTCGCTGAACCTGGTCTTTGTGCAGTCGTACCAGCAGGAATGTCAACATATCCATTACCATTGATACTTAAATTACCAGCTGCATCCCATGTTGGACCGGGTGCTGCAATCTTTGCAGATGTTACTGATCCATCAGCAGCAGTACCGATATCAAGAACATGACCATATGAAATTATAAAACAATTCGTTCCAGCTGACGGCGCAACAGCAAAAATAATTTGATTGCCATTAATATAAAATCCTGTATTGCCAGTTCTATCAGGTTCTTGAAGAACACCACCAAGAGATACTATTAAGTGTTCTGATGATATAGCATAAAAATCTTGATCTACACCGTTTACTGTTCGGTGAAGATCAAAAGTATCTGTAGAACCATTAAAACCCGATTCAATATTTTTTAATACTATTACCTCACCAAACGATGGTGTCCTTCCAATATATGCCATTACTTACCTCAGGTTTGTTCTAGGACACTGACAATAACATCTACGCTTGATGCTGTGTCTGAGACTATTTTTATTGCATCTCCTGTCTGCAAAACGAATTTATTCCCAGCATTAAATTCAAAAGATGCTCCGTTGGGAATTGGAATATTTTTTACTAGAAAAACATCATCTCCAGATGCTTTATCAACTTTTAAATCAACGTTTATTTGATTACCTGTGATATTGGCAACGTTCAAACCAATAACAACTGCAACAGTAGCAGAAGGGACAGTATATGCTGTCGCTTCAGATGTACCTACACCAGTATCTGTAAAACTTTTAAATATATTTGCCATGTTCTTATCCTAATGCGATTGCAAGAGCAAGAGCATCATTTACTGCAGTATTTGTCGCTTGTCCACCTACATCTATGACGGTATCACTATTACTTCCATCACCTTTTCTAATATAAATTTTTCCGTCAGCAGTATTGATTGCCAACTCTCTTAGAGATAAGTTGCTTAAAGAAGGTACTGCACTAGCAGTAGCACTAGACTTTAATTTGATTGTTGTTGCCATTTAGCTCAACTCCGAATAAAGGTATATACCTACAAAAAAGAGGGATATATATCCCTCTTCTATTTATTGATTTAAATTTGCTTCTATTTCAGCAATTTGTTCATCACTTAGATCTAATGCTTCCATTTCAGCATCATCTGGAATAATAGTTTCATTAACTGAATTTTCATTTTGAATAAACTCATCAACACTAGAAACACCCATTTCATCTAAGACAGATTGTGGTGGCCCACCATAATTAGCAACAACTTCTTCAGTTGTAATCTCTGCCGGCATAGTTTCAAGTTCAACATCATCAGTAAATGTTGTATCTTCTGGTATAGATTCCTGTTGTAAAGCATTAATACCAGCAGCATCTAAATTAATGTCATCTCTAGCTGGATCACACAATGCTACTGATTTATTAGTCAAATGATGATGGGCATAAATTCTATTTCCATCACTACATGGTGTAAATGAAATCGTATAGTATCCTACGATTGGATCAAAAGCAGGCAAAGGACTATCTGATTCAACTGACTTCTTTACTATTTCAGCTAGATCGTCGGGGAGCATCCTAGATTCTAGTTGCTCCTCGCACATTTTTCTATTCTCTTCGTCTAGAAATAAATTCAATTCATCTTCTTGCGAATCTGTTAAAAAGAATGACATATTCAGTCTCCATTTAGATATTAATTTGAGATCCAACGACAGAAATAGAACGTTCAATATGAGTCTTAGGATTAAGTCTCGTAACAGCTACATTCATAAGTTGTCCTTGGAACTCCGATAAATCACCAATTCTAGGTAACATAACTTTGTTAGCAGATGTTGGACCATCAACCGGAGTGATCTCTCCTCTGGTATTTAGTAGAGGAGTTTGGTTGTATGTTCTCTTCTGGATTCTGAAAGCAAAGTTATATTTATCAAAACCTGCCACAGCAGATTTGATAACATTGTTACCAGGAGTATCAAAGGCATTAGATATTCTATTTGCAAGAACACCACCATTAGTAATTGTCAAACCGGATGCTTGTGAATTACCAGAGAAAATAAGTGATTGGTTAGGGGCATTAATTCCTGCTTGTTTAACTCTACTGGAAATAACACCCCATGTAGAGGTATTAGTAACAGTAACAGCAGCATTTGCTTCTAGTGTCAGTGAACTACCACTTTCGATAGAAGCAATTGTTCCAACCCAAGTAGGATTTGTAACGTTTCCGCCACCAGCAGAACTATAGAGTTGATCACCTGGCATTAAATGTTGGGTAAATGTAGCACCGCCACTTGGTTTTGAAACAGTTTTACTACTAGTAGAAGTAGTTATATTCAAAGATGCCGTATTAGAATTTAATGCAAAACTTGCACCAGAATCCATAGAAGGCCATCCAATTGGTTTATAATGTTGTACATGACTGATGATTAATCCTTCAGTAACTCTAGATCCAGATCCACCAGCACTAATACTACCATCAGATGTATCAACAACACCATCCTGAAGACCAATTTCTAACTTAGTAGAAGATGGTGACCATTGATATTGAGCGGTATCATATGCACCGGCATAACCAAATGCAGTGTTTGCGGTGTTTAGACCAGCATACAGACTACCACATGTTAAGTGACTGTGGTTGATTGGATAGAATGCAGTGTTATCACTACCAGAACCTTCAAAATTAGGTGTAGTTTTTCTAGTGGTCATCCAATCTTCAATACTTGCATTACTTTGGATCTGCATCATCAAGTTAGAGAAATCTGTTTTACTAGAATAGCGATCATCATAATTAACCCATCTTGGGGTTGTTGGGTGTGCAGCCAACCATACACCAGTGTTGTATTGTCTACCCCACTGAATTGCAGAAGCACCACCTAATCCAAGACCACCTACTTTCTTACCAGTAGAAGATAATGCGAAGTTACCAACCCAACCAGCACGTCCTGTAATACCATTCGTAATACTAATGTAGTTATTAATATTTTCATACCACATACGATATTCACCAAATGTCATCTTAAGACCAGTATCACTGAAGATAAACGAATCCATCACAGGACCATTAGTAACAAAGTTACCTGTTCTATGACTTATGAAGATATCTCCAATACTCAACCACTGTTGTTTATGAGTATGACCAGTATATAAGATATGAGGAGATGAGAGAGTAACTGTGGAATAACCATTAGATACTGCTGATACACTAATAATTTGAGCACTATAGTTTACAACTTCAGGTGTTGCTTCCTTTTCAGATGAAGATACATCATCTTCATATGAATATCTAATAGTATCACCGGGTTGAATTCTTCCTGCTCTATTTGGAAGTAACAATTGGGTGTTAGTAGATCCAGGAGCAGCGTTGTTTGCACGGAAAGTTGAACCTCCCTGTGAAGGATATGTCCAACCACCATAGTTAACAAACAGGAATCCAAGATTTCTATGATTAGCATCAGAGGAATAATCTTCTGGTAGTGGATCAGCAAGATAAAGATTAAGACCACCGCTTCCTTCATCACCAATGTCTATAATTCTAGACTTAAATACTTTCGCTAGATTTGTTTGTCCTCTAGTCTTAGTAAGGTTCCAAGACAGTTTAAATTCATTTCCTGCTTGACCAGCAGTTGTTTGACAATCCTGAAGAAGTGCTTTGTCTAGTGCAAGAACAACATTATCTTCAGATGCACCATAGAAGTACATCAAGATAGAACCACCACTAAATGTATTAGAAGTAGTACTATTAAAGGTTAGAGTTGTTTTACCATTACTAGAATTATATTGTTTGTTCGTAACCCTTCTCTGCCAGTATCCAGTTTGACCAGGATAGTAGACTGCATAGTCTTGACCACTAGCAGGTTTAGTACCGGTTACGGTAGTACTACCAGCAGTAGTAGATGTTACAGCACCAGCAACACTAACAACATAAGTACCAGTACCACCTCTACCAGTCAATGCAACTCCAGATGGTTCATTGTAACCAGCATATCCAGAAATATAAGCATTTGCAGGAATACCAGTACCAGAAATTGATTGACCTAAGAATAAACCACCACTAGTCATAGAAGTAACATTTAAGATACCACCAGATCCTAGCGTTGCAGTATATTCACCCTCAGTCTGGATATACATAGTATCTCCACTACTAATAACAACATCAGAACTACCTGCGGTTACCTGAGCAGAATCTAGAGAGTACCATCTATAACCATAGAATCTAATACCATTAGATGTCATGTAATAACCAGCACCAGATAATCTATTTCTTCCACCAGGTGACCAGTAAATCTTCGTAGTTGCGAGGGAACTTACAGCATTATAAATCGCTGCATTATCTCTAGTATTGTTAAGAATGTGATATCTATACCAATAATTAAAATACTTAAGAGTGGAACTAGTCAATTTACCACTAATTCTGAGGTCACCTGCACGGTTTGTAGATACGTTAGAACCAGGTTCACCTAAAGCAGGACCAATTTTAAAACTAGCAGTGTTGAATGGTGAATAACTATAGTTAACACCCAAATCAACATAAGGCATATGTACTACCTGACCGATAGATAGTTTTTCTCTCGCAATATTGCGATCAGAGTCAGCTTCAATATTGATCCGTGCAACTTGAGTATTGTACTTTCCGTCAGGAGCAATATATGCATTAGGTACACTAACATTCTCTACCACCTGTGCATTCTTACCAGCAATTCTCTTAAGACCAGTGCATGTAACATCAACTGGATCAGCAAGTTTTAGTGATGTTGGAATGAAAGAACCAACAGTAACGTCTTGCGCCAAACTCTCAAGTGGATCTAGACCTTCCCAGTCACGAATATATGATGGGAAGTATTGTTCCATTTCTCTTTGTAGAGTAATAGTATAACCAGTATTTGATGTAGGATCTCCAGTCTTAGCAAAATCGCATAGTTCTAGATCACCAATCATTACCTTACCTTTTTCAGGCCAGTAATCTAATACATTATCATTATCAAAGATATCAAATCTAGTGTTAGATCCATAAGTTGGTTGATATTCAACATCTTCGAGCATAACAACTAGGTTTGCACGAATATCAGCGGTGTTATTTTCATTTACATACTTATACACACCGAGATAAGGTTTGTTTGGATATGATTGATCATCCTCAGCAATCTTATAATAAGTACTTCCAAGAAGGACATAACTTCCTGGTTTAAATAATGTTTTCGCTTTCTTGAGTGCAGTTACCAAGTTAGCAGTACTTGGGTTATTGATACTATTAAGAACAAAACAGTTAGATGGTAGAACACCAATCATTTCACCGGGTTCAAACATTTCAATGTTATCAGTTAGGTTTCTAACTGCTGTTAATGTAATACCACTTGTAACTACGGCAGATCCAGCACTTGATGTTTGTCTGACTGTAAATACATCTGACTCAAGATGACCGGAACCATAGGTAATAAAGTCAAGTGAAGTAATATTTCCTGAACCATTCGTTGTCAAATATGCTTGAGCTGGTGTTGATCCTACTCTACCAGAATGTAGATAAACTATAGCACTTCTAGTTAGATTTGTTGTAGGTGTTCCAGTTTTTTCAACTTTAATGTCAGCATGAATTTCATACTGAGTTCCACTTTCGATTAGGTTAAGATTGGAGTGACCCTGATAATTAACCTTTGCATATCTAGAAGTTGTAGTCGTAGTGTACTTATATCTATTTGTAGTTAAGTAACTTGTTAAGAACAATAGATTAGAACCGTCAGCAGTTGAAAGTGGAATTGAACCACTATATCTAATTCTTGCAAGTCTATAGATACCACCACCAGTTGCAACACCAGCATCATTGTATGCTGTAGTTGGTAATGTAACATTAGTTACAGTTGCGTAACAAGTGTCAATGTTTGTTGTTTTAACAATCTTGGATGCAAATGCACCAACGAAGATATTCTTAACAAATTCGGCATCATTAACAGGATATAAGAATGTCAATTCTTTGGAGGAAATAGAACCACCAACAGAACTTCCATTGGAAACAGTGGATCCACTATTATTCCATCTTAGTCTAAATGCAGATGCATCACCACTAGTATATCCTGAATTTAAATCATTATATCTAACTGGTTTTGGTGTCAAGAATCTTTCATTGATTGAAGTTCTTGTTAGAAGTCCTCCTGCAGGGATAGTAACTGCAGGGAAGATTTGAACTCCATTAGAATCTTGTACTTGTGGGAATGTAACTTGAGTACCCTGGTTAAATCTTCTAATTGCCTGATAACTAGAAATCGGGAATGTTCTTGCATCAGCGTCAGCTAAATCTCCATACGGAGTCTTAGATGGTTCTAAGAACAGAGTTTGATCTGTATTGAAACCAGAAACTCTTTGGAAATCTTCGTCATCTCTTGCAACACCAAGTCTCCTTGCATTTGTTCCACCCAAAGCTTGTAATGAATTCTCATCTTCCATCTGTAGTAGTTCTACAGAGTGTCCATATGTGAATGAACCACCAGCACGTGAACTACCAGTATACATCAATCCAGTCCAGTCAAGAGATAGGTTACCTCTAATTCTTAGACCACTGAGTGATAGATTTGAACCTCTTGCACGAATTAGTCCACCACCATATCCACCACCAAATCTATTTGCGAGAGGATCCGATGGGGACTGACCACCGATTGTACAATTTGCAAGTGAGAATGGAACATTTGAACCAGGAATTGCATCAACATTAATAAGTGGTGAAGTAAAGTTACCAGTACATGGGAGAACAGCTGCCTTAAATCTTTTTCTTAAAGCTCTATGGTTGAACGGCCAGTTAAGGTAAATGTTCTTACCAATAGCATTATCTCTAGTAGTACCAGAATCTAGATATGGACAAACAGGAGCAAGTAGGTTGGATTTAGCAACTGCAATAAATTGTTCATCATTGGCGAAACTGGTAGCAGAAGTACTAACAGCAGTACCATTAACGTCAATGAAACCTCTACCATCTTCAATAAGTGCAGTAAACGTTCCATTGTATTGCGTACTGATAGTACCACTTACGGAGAAAGAAACAATTCCATAACCAGAAGCTTCACTTCTGTTTACAGAAATATTTGCACCAACACCAGTTGCACCTCCCTGTGGAATTAGAATTACTTTAGCACGAGAGTTGTAACCAGTACCATTAGATGCTAATGCTGAATCCAGTGCTGCTTTAATTTTAGCGGTGGTATCAGCACTAGAGAATGTAACTTGACCACTAGAGAATGCAGCACCAGTACCATCAGCACCAGCTGCACCTAGAGCAAATGGTGTAAATCCACCAAATCTACCCATGATACCAGAGTTAATACCAGCATTATCTACATATGAACTAGCATTGCCTTCTGGACTTTCAACAGCACCTACACTATCTCCAGAACTGTATAGTTCATTTGGAGAAACTTGTAGTAGTACAAATCTGTTAGATGTAGTACCAGTAATTCTCTTAAATCCATTGAATTTATAAGGAAGAGTTACACCACCATCTTCATTAGTGTCACTTCTTAGTTGCAGAATCATAGCAACATAAGAATAGAAATCCGAGTGAGGATATGGTCTAATAGAACTATCAATTTCTACACTTGGATTCAAGTCGATAACGAGGTTAATTGTTCCTCTATCATAACCATTAATAATACCAAAGATTTCTGGAGTATCAAACTTGGCAATTTCATTACCAAAATCATCTGATTGTGTAAATGATACTTTAGTGTTTGCAGTGATTATTGCAGTTGTAGCATCACTTAATCCAATCTCAGTTGAACTATTGACAGTAATTGTAGTACCAGTTGCAATACCTGGACCAAAAATAATATCACCATCTTTCAATGTTGTTGTATCATTTAATGATAATACCAAAACACCAGAAGCAGCTTGAGCAGGAACTGTCTTAATAATCGCACCTTGATAACCACCAGCCCACGCAAATCCTTTTGGTAGGACTTGTCTTCTTCTTGCAAGACACCAGTTATATGCAAGAGTTGTAAATTCGTCACCATCTCTGTTAACGAATACCATGTTTGCATTATTACTATTAACATAGGTACTCAAATCTAAATCTTCAGTGGTATTTGTAAATGATCCACTGTTACCATCATTGGTATTAGTACCACCAACTCTGGAGACTGAAACTAGAATTACAATTCTTTCGGAGTTAGCACCAGTTTGCCAATTAGCAGGATTTTCTTCAATAGTTCTATTAACGTATCTAACGTTAATAACTTTAGCAGAAGGAGTGGAATTTGTTACATCATCAGAAGTGTTCTGCAACCAGTACATTGTTGTACCAGGAATAATATAATTTCTTGCCCAGATAAATCTCTGTGCATCAGAAGGTGATCCAGAAGTTGATGTAAATTGAGCTGCATCAAGCGTTATAGTCATATAACGAGCATTTTGTGTTAGATCAAGATCTGTGCCAGGGAAATTTGTTCCACCTGGATTTAGAATACAGTCATCACCACTACCAGTTAGACTTTCAGCTGTAGCAAGTTTTGCAACTAAGAAGTCATCACTGTGAATGTATGGATCTAGTTTTGCATTACCAGTAGCAGTTGCACTCTGTTTTCCGGTAAACATTAGTCCACCAGCAACACCTTTTGTAGATGCAGGGAATCCAGCACTAGTTTTAATGTACCATGCTTTTCTTACAAGTTTTCTAGACTCAGATGTCTTGCTATCAGATGAATAAGTTTCATCAAGAATTTCGTTCTTGGTGATAGCATCATTTATACCCAAGAAGTGAACATTATTTAAACTAAAACCACCTTTAGAAGTTAGACCACCAGAAACACTTGAATAGAATGAGTCACTATTTCTACCATATTGATCATAGAATGATGGAGCACGATATAGATAGATACTATCTCCTCTCTTAACGGTAGACTCTAGGAATCCACCCATCCTACCAGCGGATGTACCAGTTTGTTCTTTACCAGCGTAAATATTACTCTTAGTAAGACCAGTACCATTAATGGTAAGTTGACATGGGAATGAAGCACCATCTAGTTTGTAATAACCTGGTTTGAGTAGAAGTTCAACATTATCTTGTAGACCAAAACCAGATATTTCACACCAAGTTTGAGCCTGTCGGAATGTTGCTAATGGTGAGAACTTCTTAACAGCTTGTCTGTTCTGTAAGTTAACACCAAGTGCTTTAGCACTGAATGGGTTTGGTAGAGAATTATCAACGAAACTCTCATCAATTTCACCAGTATAAGCATCAACTTTTTCTGGAACTGTATATAGAGTTGCAGACTCTAGATCAACATCCTCAGAAATAGACTCAACAGAAGGAATGAATGGTTCTTCTTTTGCCCATCTATCATAGAAGGAAACTGTAGTTGTACAACCGGAGAAGAATACGTTCTTACTTGGTACACCAGCTAGTTGGTTATTATAATTGGTCATATATGTATGACCAGTATCATTAGCAGAAGCATTAGGTACTTTTCTTACAAGAACGAGGTTTCCAGAAGAACTTGACTTATAGTAAATATAAGTCGAATATCTATATGTTCCATTAGCTGGATTTTCACGTAATGTTACAGCACCACGATCTGGGAAATTATTCCAATCACTAGCTACAATTGATATTGTAACGGGAGATGCAGGCGTTGGGTTACCAACACTATCAACATCTACGTTTGATGTAAGAACTGATCTTAGATACTTAATATCTTTTTCACTAGCACTAGCACCATCATCAATTGGGTTTGACCAATGTTTGATAATATTTGAATAAGCACCTGTACCTAGAACATCTTCTAGATATGATTGTCTATTCTTATAGTTTTGAGTTGAACTTAGTGTAATTGTATTGGTCGTGTAGTCAATACCAGTATAATAAAGTGATACTAAAATTTGAGGATTTAAATACGTATCTGTACTTCCAACTGTCTTAAAGTCATTAGATTCAACATACTTAAGTTGCATACCAACGTCAACAATACCAAATGATGGAATACCAGATGCTTCCTTAACTTTAACTGCAGTAGATGTAGAGGTTAGAGCAACAGATCCTGTTGCATTATTATCCATTAGAGTTCTACTCAATGGTTGGATATAAATTCTGTTATTATCTAGTGTAACGTTAGAAGCAGAGATAAGTTGTCTCTTAATTCTCCAAGCATCGAGGAATTTAGGAGAAACATAGAGTCTATCGTTAGTATCAGTTGAGATGTAACCAGTTTTTTCTGGTCTTGCACCTTTTACAAAACCATATGCTTCCTGGTTTGCTTCTGGGAATTTCTCTCCATTAGCAATTCTAGTACTTGCAATAAACAATCTTTCATTAACAATAAGGTTTTGAATAGTTGCTCTATCAGTAACACTAAGTTTCGCAGTATTAAAGAAGTTAGATAGTGCTTTAAGTGCAGACTGACCAGCACTGTTCTTAGCGGTTGTTGCAGTAACGTTAACAACTGCGTTAGAAATTCTGTTCTCTAGGTTAGTGATGTCAACATAGTTAGATTCAGAAGACTTACGAACTTTAGGAACGTTTAGTGTAACTGTAGAAGTACCACCTGCTTGTACAACCTGCGAACCAATATAGAAGTCACCGTTAGAGTTTGTACCAGAAGATGCAACGAAACCACCTGCGTTTTCATAACCCTGTGCAATAAACTGTTCGTAGGGCTTAAGAACTCTGGTCTGTAGGTTGGGGAAACCAGTTGAGTAGTTACCAGAACCAAGACCGACATATTCCCAAGTGTGTGAAGATGCACGTAGGATAGATGGTCTGAATAGAGGAACCGTTGGTGATGCATTAGTCATCGAAACTGTATTAGTTTCAGATGGTGCAGTGTAACTCTTATTTCTTTCTACAACAACAATTCTTCTCTCATTTGCTTCACCATTAATACCAAATATATTTTGATTAACAGTAGAAGAAATACCTGATAACAAACCATTGTTACCACGACGATAGGAACCAGAACCGTAAACATTTACATTAGATGTTGTGTGATCACTGTAACTACTTCTGGAATCCCAAGAAACAACCGGAGCGATAACAGGTGTAGCATTAGCAGATGATGTTGGTCCAGCGTAACTCAAATCTAGTGACTGTACAAGTCTATGACATGCTTCAGCAGTCACAGAAGTCATAGATGGAACTTCTTTAAATGGTGTGGTAGTAACTCCAGAATAGAAGTAAGCTGCGTTAGGAACAGATAAATCCTTGACTCTCTTACCACCACCAATAGCTTCAACTAGAACACGGGAATCTGCCTGTGGTGGGTTCCAGATTCTTCTAATATCATAAGTAGGACCTTCCTCGTTAACGGATGGATATAGGTAGTTAATATTGGAAGATACTCTACAGTCCTTATCGAACAAGTTAAGACCTTCGATTTTATTAACTGTGAATGATGCAGAATTGTTTTCTAGAGGTCTTCTAGTAATTGTTTCTGAATTATTGTTAGTACCATACATGAAGGTATTAACGTCAGATCTAATAATAGTTAGATAATAAACACCGTCTCTTACGTTAGATTCCCATGAAGTGACTTCTTCAACATCAAATACCTGGAATCTGAAATCCGTATATGGCATTCCAGTACCATCATTATCCAACCTAGTACCCTTAATGATAAATCTCTTTTCTGGTGGTTTTGGAATAGTTTGAGATGACTTAGGAATAGTATATTCAACTCTCCATAATAGATCAGATGGTGATGAAGCACGACCATCAATAAACTTAGAAGTTTGTAGAGTTGATGGGAAACCATCGAAGTACTGTAGAACCGTGATATCACTTGTTCCAGTAACAATCGAGATAGAACCATCTGGATTTGTTACTTCATTTGTAGTAAATACGGCTTCAGTTGTTGTTGCAAATATAAAGTTTGTTAGGAAAGAATCAGTTGCTGCATCACTAGCATTTACTTTTATATAAACTTTATTTACAGTTGGATCCCAGAAATAACCTTGTCTTTCTGCGTTTTCACCAGTAGTTTCACCCGTTGTTACACCATTGAGAGAAATTCTTGCTGTATAATTGGTTGTACCACCATCTTCTGTTTCAACAACAGTTTGAATTTGGGCTTCAGAAGAAGGAGCAACACCAGTAGTACTATAATAATCTCTGAAAAGATTATAGTTGTTGTTACTACCAAAGTTTAGGAATCTCTTAGTTACTGTTGAGCTAGTCGTATAGTCAAATGCATCAACAATAAGTTCTGGAATGTCTTTTTCTGAGTTTAGACCACCAATATCAAGATATAATCTAAATTGGTTTTGGTTAGATGTAAACGTAGCTACAAAACCAGCATTATAGTTTTTGTCACCCTGACCATTTTTCTGCCAAGTTGTATTATAGTCAATTGCATAGAATTCTGCAGTAGATTCCGTAGAAGAAATACCTCTAGGTGGAATAATAGCAGTAATCTTACCTTGTGCTGCAGGAGCAAATGATTGAGCCTGTGATCCTTTTGCACGAAGTGAAATTTGACCAAAGTTGGAGTTAGAGTTGGTGATCGACATGTCACCACCACTTTCAGACAAGAACTGGTCTGCATAACCAACTGCGAAGACCGAAACTACCTGAATGAAAGCGCCGTCTGTTGCCTTAATGTGGAAGTGTCTCCAAGATGGACGATATTGTGCATCTGGGTCAGCATAGATTGGTGGGTTAGTAACACCATTCGGATCATTGAAGCTTGTATTGTTTGGATCACCTTCTGCGTCTTTTGGTTGCCAGAATGCGTTATTATCTCTCTGGAGTGAAATACCCGTAAACTGTGCAACAACCATGGATTTAAAGCTCTTCTCAGAGACTTTACTACCATCAGTGTGCATACCACAAAGTCCGAAGACAGAACGTAGCGAGCAGTTAAAGATATAAGGAGAACAACCGTTAACGGTATCAATAGTTGTACTTAGAGTTCTATCACCAACAATCTCAAATTCTTCTCTTCTTGCTGCTCTTGCATTACCACCATCAAGGGTTGTATCCCAATGGTCAATCTTCTTATAGTATGTCGCAAGTTCACCATCAACAGTTCTTTGATCTGCGTATGTGAATGAAACAACTCTATGGTGTGAATACGCAGCACTAGCAGCAGTTGCGAATGTTGGAACACCACCTGAATAAGTTACACCGTTTGCAGGAGCAGTTTTTGCATCCTTGAAGGTCATCTGCCAGAAGTAGCAACCACCAGTTACTTTGAAGATTGCAGTTCTCTCATATACACCAGGAGTCTTCTCAACTAATTCAGTGTAAGTATTTGGGTTGTTAAGGATAATTGCAAAAACACCATCTGAAGATACTGAAGAAGGTCCACTAACAGCACCACCAAGTGCTGCAAGACCAGTGTCAATACTTGAACAATCACCAGCAGACTGATATTCTACACCAACCGTATATGTTGGTTGTGCAACTGTACTACCAGCAACTGATGTGTGAGTATAACCAGAACCAAATGCATGAGCAGCTTTAATAGCAACTGTCATCGCATAGTCAATTGCCCATAAAGTAGCAGCTTTTTCGTTAGTTCCAGTAATGTGTTGTAGAGCAGTACCGTTCGTATATCTTTCACCAGCAACAAACGTATTTGCGTTACCACCTTCACGAAGGTCAGCAATCCATGCATCAACAACAATACCAATATCTCTCTTACACTTAGAATTGATCTTGAGTACAGATGGGAACTGTGTATCAGCAGCAACGAAAGCTTGATCTACAATATATCCACGAGCTTTCTCAATCATATTTGCAGCATCAAGAGTCGTAGAATTCGACTGATATGCTGCTCCAACCTGATCACCAGTATCTGCGCCCAGAGTCGATGATGGGTTAGGAACGAATTTTGGTCTAATAACAGTTTTTCTTAAATCATAACCAACAATGGAAGTACCGCGAGGAACGATAATACCACCATTCTTAGGGTTGAACTTATAAAGTTCCTCTTCAAATGTACCGAAAGTTAGGTTTGAATTACCAATAACACCTGGTCTGTTATCAACAGTGTAATCACCAGGCATAACCATAATGGTATATGCTTCAAATCTGTCATTTTCGTGATCACCACCAGATCCGGGGATACTACTTCCTGTATCCGCTACATAACTTCTCCTAGCGGCTTCAAGAAGTGCTCTTTCAATCGTTTTGAATGGACTATTAACGTTACCACCATTATTACCAATCGAGTCAGTCGCATTCAAGTCAGACTGATTAACATACAACATGATATTTGTTGCATTATCAAAGTCGGGGTTTGTACCACCAACAATACTACCGTCAGTATCAGATGCATCTCTATATGTCTTTAGTTTACCATCTGCACCAATGGTAAATCTCTTAATTCCTGCAGTAGCAAATGAAATTTCATTTGCAGCAGATTGGTACATACCAGTGTCAGTGTCCCCATTAAAGCTGATAGCAGGTAAGTTACCTGTCATCTTAGGTTCATTCTGTGCATTAAATTTAATTTCAACACCAGGTGCAATTCCACCTGAAGTTACTCTTGTTAGAGCCATGTGTGTTATCTCCGAGCGCTTGGATATCCTGGATTTATTTATACAAGCAAAACCCTTTATTTATAGGGTTTTTTCCGTGTATATAACCCGATATTTACGGAGTACAAAATAGGACGAGAGGGACTTGAACCCTCATGAGCGTAATGCTCGACAGATTTTAAGTCTGGTGTGTCTACCAATTCCACCACCGTCCCGAAAAAGGCCTACAGTCAATTTTGGCCTGGAATTTTTTTCCCGACTTTTTGGTAAACAAAGCCGGAATTTCACTGAGGTTTTGACCTATTACCTATGCATTATACACTGTGTTCCGTGCGTTGTCAATAAGTATACTCTATCATATCATCGGTCAAAGATTCATTGATAAAGGTACACATTTGTACAAATTCATTAGCAGTATTGTTCTCAACCTCCACTGTCTCTCCATCATGACCTATCAAAGTTACGACTCTTGTTAACATATTAACTTTGACTGATTGTAAAGTTGAATCGGGTCTTACTTCCATGGAGCTTCTCCTGTGTTGATACAAGTATAATATAAAACCTATCAGGTGTCAAGTGGTGATGGTGAGTGGTGCGTTAAAGAAGTTGATAGCAGCTGAATTAGTAAACTTGAGACCTTGAGCAGCATCTGAAAATATTCCAGTGGTGTTAGTAAATTTAGCACCAACAATTGAATCAACATATGCAGAAGCTTTGGTGTATGATGACACACCCAAAGTACTTTTTTGATCTGCTGATAATTTGTTCTCACTCCAAATTCCAGTACCAATCTCTGTGAATGTACCACCATACCAATCTTGTTCAGTTCCAAGTTGGGTTTTATTCTGACTTCCAATACCAATCTCAAATGATGTTCCAATTCTATTCAAGATATTGTTACCAACAATTTGAGTAAAGTTATTGAGACCTACATGTTTGTTATAGAAAGTAGTAATTATATTATAAGAACCAATACAAATATTATTTGCCTCATTGACCCACTGAGTAGAAACTGGAGCAAATAATTCATACTGACCAGATGCAGATAGTCCAAGTTTAGAAGCAGTTAGTGCTAATCCATTTGTAGCTTCTATTCTGGAGTCATTTTTAAATATCGATTTATGTTCTCCATAGTATGTTGCTTTACTTTCTTTATTAACAGACAAATTATAATGACCTAGAACTTCTAAGTGATAGTCCTTACCAACTTTTAAATGGTAGTTACCATCAACCATCATGTTTACATTTCCATGCACAATGATGTCATTATCTTTAACTACAACTTCTGTTTTTCTCTGTGCATTAGTAATTCTAACATCACCGTTGTCTGAAATATGAATACCAGATTTACTAGGACCATGTTCAATAACAAGTCTAGTATTATATGGAGTGTCATCCATCAACACCATCGTGCCAGTTTCAGAAAACTGTCCCAGGATTCTTGTGTACTGTGGATTTAATCTACCTTTGATTCCAGTAATTGATGCACCAACACCCTTTCCACCACCAATACCACAATCTAAAGCAAAACCAATTGCACAAGAATCAAACGATATTGCATATGGATCTGCAGTATCTTTGTAACAACCAATCTTCAAGAGTTGGAAGATAAATTCTAGAACACTAGTTACATTAAGTTGTGCTAAACTAGATAGATTTTCTATATCAATACCACCAATACCAGCTGCAATATCATTAACTGTACTGATTACTTGCTCAACTAGATCTGTGATATTGAAGATGGTTTCAAAGATTGCATCAAATACGCACTGAACAGAGTCAATGATGTCCATTGCAGTATTGAGTAGTGTGTTGATAGCATCTTCAATGATGCCAAACAAACTATCAATAAGTGAAGTGTCAAATGTACATGCAATCTGTCTAATGATAAACATGATTGCTTCTGTGATAGTCTTGGTTACACCAGGACCAGGTGATGGAACTGAATATCCAAGAGTGTTCATGATTTGAGTTGCTTGACCCATCAACCAAGATTTAATTTGATTGACAAGCCAATACAATGAGTTCCTAATCATCTCAAGATTGTCATCTACAATTGATTGGAGGTCAATTATAGTATCTGTAAAAGTTCCTAGGAGTTCACCTTTCTTTTTATTTCCATCTTCATCCTTATCAACTCCTAAGTATTCACTTTTTGTTATCAACTTAACTTTAGTTCCAGGTTCATGAGCTATTGCTTTTGTTCCATCTCCACCCCTAACAACTGATACAAATTTTCCTTCATCCTTATTAGTATAAGATACTTTCTCACTACCTACTTGCAACCATCCATTCCATGGAAAGTCTTGTGTATCTTTTACAAATAAAGTTTGATCTTCTGTATCAGTATCAACGGTAATTTCAGTTTCTGCTTTGTCGATCTTTCTTGCTTGTGCTATTGCTGTTGCAACAGCTGTTACAGCATAAGAAAGATTACTATCTAGTGTTTTAGCTCCTGCATTTTTTCCATCAGCGAGAGGAACTTTTGAAACTTTACCAGATGGATTAGCAGCAGAGTATTCTGCTACTGCAGCAGCTTCTGAAGTGGATGATCTTTCTTGCGGTGGAGTTGCTGCTTCGTTAACTCCACTCTCAGATGTGTTTTGTTTTTTAATAACATTGTCAACACCCCTAAAGTAATCAAACGCTTCCTGACTCTTAGGATCGATTACTGGTTTGATTTTACTTAGGAGTGTACCTAAGACAATAGGTTGTTGACAGTCTGGATAGTCAAGAAAAAATCCTATAACAAAACTTCCAGCTTTTAATTGAGCTCCAGCAGATCCAGCGCCATGAACACCCGGAGATGTCGTGGGACCGGCTACAATAGCCCACGGTAAGTTAGATGGTTTCTCTCCTGGTTTATGGTATCCAAGGATGTTTACTTTAACTCTACCGAGTTTTGCATCCTTGTCATCAGCATTCTTTACTGTACCCAACCACCACTTGAAATCATCATTACCTATGAAACTGGTAGAAGGTTGTGTAGGATTATATGTTGACATCAGTCCTCATAGATACGACATTCGTCTGCTTCAGGCCATTCTTCACAATAAAGTTCTAGATCTGTTGGATCATGATGATCTTCTGGATGTGCTTCTTGATATTTTTCTAATTGATTTAGTTGACCTTCGATGTGACGACGCATCTGAGGTGATGTTGTAGGGTTGTCCAGGATCTCTTTATCCTTTTCAATATGCTTTTCGATGTTTTCCATTTTTAGTTAGTACCGTCTAAGTTTGTTCGATTCTCTGATCGTTTTGTGTCAGGCATAGGACTTCCGCCATAGGAATCCCTAGATAATGTGATGTTAGTACGAAGTTCACTTCTATTTAGAATAGTATGTTTAATAGAAGTGACTAGATACCTACCACTAGCTCTCTTGTCTGGTTTGACACTAGTTGAGGATGATTCAGCAGGAGATGGAATATCTATACTAACTACATTACCAGCTCTATTTTCTAAATCACCAGGAACAGCTATGTCAATAGTATTATACTGCATGAAATAGTATCTGTAAAATGCCTTCTCGAAGTTTTTGTTCATATCATCAATATTGTCTTTCTCGGCATCACTCTGGTTGTTATCCCAATCTCCAAATGTACTGATAGTAGATGGTCTATAGATAAATCTACTGCCTCTATCTAGCATTTGAAGTTGACCATTGCTTAAATAAGGTTTTGCTTTTTCTAAATGAGAACTCTTATCCCAAAACTCATCCGCATTAGTTTTAAATACACGGTAGGTTGCTCTGTTCACATCTAGATAAATTGCTTGGTGACAGAAAGCACCTGCTCTTAAGTCATCATACACATCAAATACTTTAGGAAAATTAAAGTTCATTATTCTATATCTATCAGCTGCTGATGTTGATGTTGTAGTAGCATTCGCTTGGGAATACTTATAACTGATATCTGGTGCAGGATATTGTGTTTGATCTATTAGTTTGTCGATAGATTTGAATCTATAACCTTCAAATGTTTCATAGAAATAGAATCCAATTGAATCTTTTTTATAGTCTGGAACAGACCTAGTTGATAACCAATTAAATAAATCAAAGACTCTCCAATTAGGAACATACATGTCAAATGGAAATACTGAAGTGTCTTTTACAAAAGGTTTTGTAGAAAAACTATTTCTTCTCAATACATCTTCGATAACTGTCTCAGAATTCTTTCCATCTATTCTCTCACATATTCTAAAGTTTTCATTCCTTAGTCCCTCAATAGAAACAGCGTGCATAATATATGTCTGGTCTTTTTCAATAATTGTGCGTGCATCTATTTTATAAATGTAATAATTTAAATCATATAATTTACTTCTACTCGAAATTTTTATATTAATTCTTTCCTGTCCAACAATTGGCATACTACTAATCAAATTCTGACCAATATCTTGAATCAAAATTTCAGCCTGTAGTGCTGAGGACATAACACTCTCATATAAATTAATCTCCAACACGAGATTCTTTATATCAGTTGGATTAGTATTGTATACACTATACAGAGTTACTTCTTTTAAGGAGAAGTCTCCAGAAAATTGATTCGCCATTATAACCTACTAAGGATTTGATTAACAGACTTCTTATCTTTATTTAGAATGAGACCAGTGGTCTGTACTCCTACGTTTTCTTCTTTAATGTTGTTTATAACAATTGGTTGTTCACTAACAACACTATGTTTTATTTTTTCATTGATGGTAAATTCAGCACTCATAGATGGCATATACATATTCTTCACTGGGTTTCTCTTCATTTTGGCAGCGGGTTTAAATACTCCAGATCCACCACCTTGACCAAGACTCTTATTATATACCGCTTGTAATGTTTCAAAACTTTTCACTGGTTGATTATATCTACTCCTACCATTCATCATAGGAAGAGAAGCCCATACAGGTGCCATCTTTGCAATCTGTTCCCTGTTAATTGGAGCATCAATTTCTGCCCTGGACATCCTTGCTTGACCCATCATGTAACCAGCAATTGCCATTTTATCCTGAACTTCAGGAGTAAATTTAGTTGTTGCTGGATCGAATCCTGCTTTTACAGCGAACACCTCAGGTTCCATCATCTGATATGCACCCACAGCAGCAGATGTATAACTTCCATACGTCGCTTCACCGTTACGAAGTCTTCTTTTTTGTTCCTCTACTACTTCATTAATTGTCATGGATGTTAAGTCCATGTCAGTCCTACCACCAAACCAAGTGTTGTAACCCTCTGCGTGAGATGTTCCCTCAGCAAACCTAATAGTATTCAATAATGCTTTTGCATTTGTCCCTGCTGATGGAACTTGACCAGTATATCCTCCACCACTTGTCTGTGGATTTGCAGTCCCATCTCCACCACTCGCTTCTTGTTCATCTTTCTTCGGATCATCTGGATTGTGACCACTACCAAACCATGCATCATACAACCATCCACCCGCTTCACTACCAACCCATCCACCGATGATAGCTCCTATCGGACCACCAAGCATACCAACAGCACCAAGTAGTGCTCCACCTATTGCTTTAAATGCAGACCTAGCAGGAGGTTGTTTAAACAAGAACACATCCATGAAGAACTGTAGGAGAGCACCAATAAATGGAACTCTACTTATAATTTTTACAAATCCTCTACCAACTGCTCCTAATAATTTAAATAAACTTTTACCACCAACTTGAATAATAAATCTTCTAAATGGTTTGAAGATAGCACTCTTAAACAATTTACCCAAAGTCTTGTTCAAAGCTTTTTGAACAAAATTCTGAATCATTCTAATTGGTTTTCGTAAAATTTTATTTACAAATTTACCAAACTTACTAAAGATTTTAAATACCTTTTTAAGATCTTTGACTATTTTAAATGGATTTTTTAACCACCTAAGTACAAAGAAACTTCCTATTAATTTAAGTGCTCCACTAAATCTTTCACCAATACTTCTATCAGGTCCAAGCAGCTGTGCTAATCCTGTTAAAGTATTATCAATAAATCCTTCGACAAAAGAATTAATAAACTTAAAGGCATGACCTAAGAATTTCATAATACCTTTTACAGCTTCTCTGTTCTTTGGATCTGATATCCAGTTTAAAGCTGCAAACGCTATAATATCACCAAACAGTCCAAAGATATCTCCAAATGTTTTCGTTACTTTACCTTTGATCTTTCTACCAAGACCAAATACATCTCTACCCGGAGTTTTTCTTTCTTTCTTTTTAGTTTTATCCTTTCCTTTCCCTCTGAGTTTATCAGTCTTTTTAGATGCCTTTCCCTGTTTACTTTTTAATTTAGTTATTCTCTTTAGAGTTTCTAATAACTTCTTAAGAGCATCCTTAAATGTTTCTTTTGATTCTTCGGCTTCCTGTGGTTGTGCATCATCAACATTGACTCTTACTTTTTCTACAGGTGGTTCTAGATCTTGTACTTCTGTTGATAAAGGACCAGCATCAACAGAACTAAAAGGAACAATAGCACCAGTAGCACCACCAGATCCACCTCCTCCAGCTGCATCCTCATTTAACTTGTCCATCTCACGTTCGAGATCAACAAAATCTTGAACCTCAGATTCTGCTTTTTTTCTTGCTCTCTCTGCTGCTTTAACGCCCGAAACAACACCACTTTTAAATGATGATGGGTCAATCTTACTACCCATCCTACCCTTTTTAAAGAGTGCTTTTCTTTCTGCAGGTGAAAGATATTCACCTGTTTCTGGATTTATACCGTGAGCTGTTACGTTAATATCTGACATTTACTTATAACTGGTAACTATAAATTGCCCACAAACCAGATGTAGGAAGTGTACTACCGACAGCTGTTTCAGTTGCTTTGTGCATTGCTTGAGTAGAAGATGAATTGTTAATAACAGTAGGACTAGTATTTTTAGACCCACCTGAAGACAATGATCTATTTTCCCTCTGGACAGAACCTAAATTAGATCCTGATGATGGTGGAGTTGGCGTTATCTTTGGTGAGGGTGTTGAAGCACCAGGAGGCGCATCTAAATTGGATGGTTCATTACTAGGAGAAAGTTTTATACCACCAGCTCCAGCAGTATAAGGTGCTTTAAAATTATAATGACTGAGTGGATCAGATTTACCAGTAAGAACACCACCAGTCCAACCAGTTCCAGTTTCCCAATGAAGGTGAGGTCCTGATGATCGACCAGTAGAACCAGTTCTACCAACCATCTCTCCCGCTTTTACCTTCTGTCCAATCTGCGCTATATCTTTCTCCAACATGTGACCATATAGATGATATAGTCCAGAGTTTTCTCTATACACAACAAAATTGCCCCATCCTCTTGGATCTCCATTCCCTCTAGAAAGAAGTCCAACATCAACAACTTCTGCATCAGCAACTGCTACAAGAGGTGATCCACTTTCTGCTCCAATATCTGTTCCACCATGTGCTTTTGAGCCTCTCATTTTACCATACTCGCTAGTGAGTACAGGATTTCCCATTACAGTTCCACTAGCAGCTACAGGTTGAGAATCTGTGGTAGTGGTGGTGTCATTCTCAGAATCCATGCCTCCATATTGTTGGTCAAACGCTTGAACTAGACCCTCAACTTTACTTGCATCTACACGTCTTGTTTGTGTCTTCACTCCTCTAGAAGTTCTTGCTTGTACTTTTGTAGTAACTGACCAACGATGACCATCCCCATCTTTCATTCTGGTGAAAGTATATTTTTTACCATCGAGTTCAACAGTCTTCGCCGCTCCCATCTTAACGCCATAATTTCTCTGACCAAGATCTGCAGCTGAAGAAGTCTTTGTTAAAGGTTTGGCTGTTGCTGGTGGTGTTGATGTTTTAGGTGCTGTAGTGGTTGATGATCGTCTACCTCTTCGATTTCTTCCTCCCTGACCAGATCTATTCTGTGATGGTTGAGTTTTTTTATTACCTCCTCCGCCACCAAATAAACCACCGACAAGATTAGTAATACCAGTCCATGCATTACCAAGTAATCCCTTAACAAAGTTTGCAGCACTTCCAAGTAAACTTCCTACGTTACCAAGATCAATTCCTTTCAGTGGATTATTAAATAAACCACTAACTAAGTCACCAATTTTTGATACAGCACCACCAGTAATTGCATTTAGTAATGATCCAATAATTCCTGGTACAACTTCAATTAATGTTTTAGGAATCTCCATCAAAGTATTGAAGAATTCCCCTGGATTAGTCAACCACTTAAGTGTAATAACATCCTTGGCTACATTAAAGAAAGCCATGAATATTTTAAATCCACCACCAAAAAGTTTCTTAGTAAATTCCCACCACGGTTCAACGAATCTTTTCCATAGGAACTTTAAGGCACCCGGAATAGCTCCTATAAACTTAACTAATGATTGAACTTTTTTTCTATTCTTTGGATCAGCAACCCAATCTAAGACTTTATATAAAATAAAATCTTTAAAGATTCCCATTAAGAAATCAAATATATTACCGAGACCTTTTTTAGCAGCTGATACTACAGGGTTACTTTTCTTCCTACCTTTCTTTGCTTTATTAGCTTCCTGTTTTTCTTCTTCCTCGTCTCTCTTCTCAGCTTCTAATAATTTTCTTTCTTTCTCTTTTTCTTTCTTTGTATCTTTATATTCTTTATTATCGTTATCTAATTCTTTTACTTCTACTTCAAGAATCTGATCTGCAGTTTGTTTTATCTGTTCCAACAAACCAAGTACATTATCTTTAGTAGGTCCAGTCTTTACAATTGCAGAAGACTTCTGACTAGTTGGACCTAATGATGAAGATAATGCTCCACCCTCTTTTATGGTTCTACCCTGTACGGCAAGACCACCATTCTCAGATCTAACAATAGCAGAGTCGTTTGTTCGTTTAACTAATCCTCCGCCGCGGTTTCCACCACCTCCTCGTCCTCCACCGATACCACCTCTCAGGGTGTTTCTTGCACCTTGTCTTACTCCTGCTCTTATTCCTTGTCTTAATCCGCCCTTAGCTCCCGCTCGCACACCAGTCATTAGAGCACTACGACCGCCCATAAGAGCACCACGACCTACTCCTCCTAGGAGTCCTTTTAATAATGGTGCAGCTGCTGCGAGTGGTGCGGGCATATTAACTCTGTTGACTCTTTTGACGTTCGTTTTCTTCTTTAATATAATCAACTAACATTTGAACATAGATTTCTCGTTCCCAAGGAATCATGTTATCTAGTTCAGTTAAACTATATTTGTGGTGTTGCATCATAGCAAAGTTAACTTGAAAATAATTTTCAAGTGATTCATGAGATAGGGCTATGAGAAAAAACTTGCTAGACCCTCAATCACTACTGCACTCGTTACTTTAGTATTTGGATTTGTAACAGAAACAGTGTGAGATAATTTTGGCATAGTCTCAAAGAATTTTTGAACCTTCAGGAATTGTTTAGTATCCATCCCTTCTAAAAATTCATTGATCTCTTTCTTTGAACAATTGGAAGCTTCATATACTTCTTCACCATCTACAATTTGATCAATACACATAGATGCAATTTCAAATACATCATCAACTTCAGATGAACCTTCTGCCATATTATTTTTAATGAATAAATCCATACTTGGATATTTCATTACAACTGATACATCATCATTCATTTTTATAATATTTGAATGATCTTCCTGTTTTTCAACAGTAATTTCATCCAGATCAATTTGTACATCAACTGTAGTTACTTCATCATCAGGACATGTGATCTTAAGATCTACAGTTTCACCTACAGATTTTCCTCTAATATTTAAGAAGATGTATTCGATATCAAACAAAGCAAGATTATCAATTTTAAATCTGGGTGTTTGAATACAGTTAGACAAAATAGTTTTAACTGCATTTGCCATCTGGGATTCATCCTCAGTTTCCATAGCAAGTAAAAGAATTTTTTCTTCTTTCACTAGGAAAGGTCTATATTTAATCTTCTTATTAGTAGAAGGAACAACCAACTCATAAGTTGGCGTAGAAAGTTTTGGTAATGTCATTACAACTCCGTATGATGTAGAATACTATCTGAAGTATTTATACACCATTAAGTAAGAAGTCCAACTAGTGCTTCTAGAACATCTAATCCTGGTCCACCACCAATAGGATCTCTAAAGTTAGCAGCGGAAGCAGAGTTAAGAGTTGTAGTTGTATAAGTTTCATATTCAAAACTAACTGACAGTTTTGACATTGATGTCTCTTCTCTACTTAACGGAACTGATGATATATTTGATGGGAAAGCATTAAATATTTTTGTAGCATGTACTGGGATTGCTCTATAGAATTTAGTACGATCAATACTCTTCTTATCTGGCACGTCTGGAATTATATCTCTGAAAGAATATGCATTTCTCTTATCATTTGGTTCTCTACCATTCACAGTTCCATTCATAGATCTTTCGTATTTCACAATTACAATATCAACTGTGTAGTCATCTCTATATGCTGCTCTAAAATTTTGTTGGGGTTCTCCTATTCCAAGTAAATTTGATAGACTTAATCGTTGAGTTGCATAACCATAAATCCAGTTAGACCATAAATCAAACATATTTTTTATCACGGAATCAGCATCCATCATAAAAGATAATTCCATCTCACTAAACACTGCACCATAAGCATACTTTAGATTTGGTGTGTTAGTAATTCTATAATCGCCAGTTGACAACTGCAAACCAGGCATCGTGGCTTCATCACAGTAAAGTTTAAGCAATTGTTTTGTAGAACTCAAATTAAATTGAGGATCTTTAGACAATTGCTGGATTAGTTTTGGATTACTATCTAGTTCTATAGTAACATCATAGAAATTACTACTACTATATCCAGACTTTTTAAATTGTTCTTTGAATGTCGCATAATTCGACATCGGCGCAACGCCAGATATTCTACTCATTGAGAAGTTTCTCCCCAGACTGCTGATTTACTATATTGTTGATACATACCTTTCCTTCTAGTAACAAAATTTTCAATGGGAAGAAAGATAGATGTTTTATAATCTTCTCTATTTATTTTATATAGGGGTGTTTCTAGTCCTGCTACAACATAATGATGGTAACATTGTTTAGGAAATCTAGCTCTACCGTTTTCAAGTCCTAATATAACATTCATTCTAGACCTATGTCTTAGGTAATGTAAGTTAGCACCAAAGAATTTTGGTCCTGTACTTAGTACATATACCAGAGGAAACTCGTCATAGAATTTTAACTTTGCAGCATATGTTGCCTTGTACTCAAACATATAAAGTTCACCTGGAGTCGGTATCATAGACTCCTCCATCTCAGACATATCTGAATACAGATCGCCTGACTGAAATTTCATCCGTACTGTATCACGATACCAAGAGTAAGATCTCGGTTCATTGCCTGCTAATTCTCTTATCTCTTGAAAGATACTCATACTTTGAGTTCGTCTTCTGTGATTAACATAAATTTATAATTCCTATCATCACAAAACTCTTTCGCCGCTGACCATTTAGCTTGATTTTTGGCATACTCAGTTACTTCATAGATATATTTTTTCGTCATCCTCTTCTGAACCTTAGGTTCTCTTGTTTGTTTCTTTGGTTTGACTTCAATCAAATACTTTTGAATGTTTCCATTAACATCCTTAACCTTTATATAAAAGTCAACAAAGTATCTATGAATTCTATTGTCAAGTGGCGATCTATATGGAATAATAATTTCTTCACTACCCCACTCAAGTATATTGGGATTACCATCACAGTACTTCATGAATTTTAACTCCCATGAAGATCTATAAATAATATTATGGTAGTCTCCTCTATACTTAGCAGAGTTTTTGGGAATATACTTTCCCTTAAGAGTGTTCATATATAGATATAGGAATAATCATACAAATATTTATGAGTCCAACCTATGGCAACTCAATTATACAACCAAAGTAAAAACCAAGGGGGTCAATTATATTGGCCTTCCAATATAGCGGATCAATATGATTACTTGGAAATGGAAATATTGAGGTTCAGTCAGAGAAATATATTAAAGAGGGATCAAGCGAGAAGATTTGGAAATCAGACAGCGACTGCTGTTCCAGCAGCAGATACTACTAGTTCTTTAGTTTCTCAAGTAATACCAACGGCACCACAAGAATCTAGTACAACTAAATTAATACCAAAAGGAAAAATATTATTACCAATTCCAGATAATGTATCTTATACAGATGGTCCACAATGGTCGGATCAATCAGTCGGTGCATTAGGAAGATTTGGAGCACAAGCAATTCAAGAAATGATGTCAGGTAATCCTGAACAAGCAACAGATGCTGTTAGAGCAGCTGCAGAAGCGGGAAAGGTTGATGTTGTTAAAAGACTTTTACAAAGAATCGGTGTTGACCCAAATGCTTTATCTCAAAACATAGCAGGAAAAATTGCAAACCCATATCTACAGCAAGTATTCCAAGGTGTTGGAATGAGACAGTTTGATTTTAATTGGAAACTTGTGCCTAGAAATGAAGGAGAACAGAAATCAATACATAATATAATAAATGCTCTTCGTAGAAATGTATTACCAGGTTTCTCTGATAATTTCTCAGAGGGAGTGGGGAGAGATGTAAATGCAATCGGTAATTTACTTTCAGCAGATCTTGCGGCAACAACAAATGCTAACGGTGAAGCCGTCACGGGAGGTTTTGCTGGAAGACCTGAAGTTGACAGATGGTTAACACTACCAAATATATTCAATCTTAAATGGAAGTATCAAGGGTCTGAAATAGATTCTCTACCAAGACTAAAACAGTGTGTATGCAAAAACATATCTGTTCAATATACTCCAGATGGTGTGTGGGCGACACGTATGATGGATGGAACTCCTCAACCTATTGCATATAATTTAACAATGTCATTTGGTGAAATGTCTATCATCACAAATTCAGACGTTGCTGACGGTTTCTAAAAATGTTATTCAACTCAACACCCAACTTTCTATATCCAGACTTTAAAGTAGCTGGTAAGTTTAAACTATCTAAGAATCTATTTCGTAGAGTAAGAGCTAGAGATAGTTTTAATGCAGTGTATGCATCATCCAAACAATATACAATTAAACCAGGTGAAACACCAGATTCAATTGCTCATGCTGCATATGATGACCCAGAAAAATTTTGGGCGATCTTGTTATTGAATAACATAACCAATATGAATACAGAATGGCCTCTGGATCATGATCAGATGGATGTTTATATTAATGAAAAATATGGTTCTACATCAGACGACCCAAGACACTGGGAAACAACAGAGATAAAAGACAGTAAACAAAACATAGTGTTAGAAGCTGGTATCGTAGTAGAAATGTATACCAATAGCACTACACAAAAACAGTCTGGATATTATCCTAAAGTTTTTAATCAAGCAGCAAATAGTGGTAATGGTGCTTTTGAAACCTGGTCATTTACATATCGAGATGTAACATCGTTCAATGATCAAGATGAACCAGCTACATTTGTTGATACTACTGTAACAGCTCAACAGAATTTAACTAAGGTCACGAACAGAGAATATGAATACTCATTAAATGAATTGAAAAAACTTATATACTTACCTACGACTCTTGCTATAAGTATTATGGAAGATGAAATTGCAGGGTTACTAGAATACAGTACAGAATATAAGATTACTGATGACGGATATAGAATTTCAGAAAAGGTATAAAAAAAGGGGGTCCTAAGACCCCCTTCTTATTAGTCATCAAACTCAGCAAGGTTTGCAAAGAAACTCAGTGCATCGTCATCATCAGTTGATTCGCGTGGTTTAACTTCCTCACGAACTGGTTCTGGTGTTGGTGGAGTAACACGAGCAGACATTGTGATGTCAGGTGCATTGAATCCACGACCTTCAGACATATCTTCTAGTTCGTTCTCTTCAGTCTCCATGTCAACACGAGGTTGTTTCTTGGTGTTTAACACAGTGTTCAAACGTTTCTGAAGTTCTTCATAAGTCTTGAAGTTTGAAGCATCAGTGAACGCAGAAAGAGAATGAGTCTTAGAATAGATTTCCTCTAGTTGACTATCTTCAAAGTTACCAAGAGTAGATACAGATGCAAACTCAGAAGAATCATAGTTCCAGTAACCTGCAACTTTCTTGATCTTCAGTTTGAAGTCAGCACCCTGCCAGAAATCAAAAGGATTGATTGGGGTTTCATCTTCAAACTCAGGTTGCATTGCACCGATGATCTTATCATAGATCTTCTTACCGAACTTGTACAAGAACACTTGTCCTTCATTCTCTGGATGCAGAGGATCACGAACGACATAGATGTTGCTGTAGTAAGACAGTTTGCGTTTCTGTTTACGTGCAATTTCTTTATCAGAGTCACGACCACTGTTCCAGAGTTCGCGATTCAGTTCTCCAATAGGATCAGACTTGTTAATCGTAGTCAACGAATTTTCAATATACCATCCTCCGGGTCCTTGGAATGCGTGACTAAAAACTTTAGCCCAAGGAAGATCTTCCCCTTCAGGTGCGGGAAGGAAACGGATCACAGCGTAACCATTACCAGACTTATCCATCTCGGGTTTCCAGAAACGATCATCACTCGATGATCCTTGTTGTGTACTCGCAACTTTCTCTAGTTCGCGAGTCAGTTTCTCAAAAGATGAATTGGAATTTTTCTTGAGTGCAGCAAAAGACATGTGTATTCTCCGTATTTGTAAGTATTTGGCCTTTGTGGTTTTGACCACCTAGTTATTATACCAGATGGACGGGGATCAGTCAACCACCTTTGTGCATTGACTGTTTCATCCTTTCAATATCGGATTTCATCCGCCGAAAGGACTCGGTGACATCTGTTTCACCCTCGACAGCTACAAGAGGGAATGACATATTCAAAAACGTGACAAATTCTTGTGCGTCTTCTTCACTAGAATATTTAGCACGAAAATAAATCATCTCCTGTAGTTCAATCATACGAGATACTTTGTTTAAGTAGAGCTCTAGTCCTTCTGGAGATTTAAACTTTGCAGATCCCATGAGGTCAACAATGTCCTCATAAGTTTGCATCATTTCTGCAGCTTCAGAACGAACTATTTCATTGTCGAAGAATTGCATAACTTTAACAGAATACCTTTATATTTAGACTTGTCCACTGATAGGAATGGTTCGTATTTTACTACCTTCTTTTTGATCTCCGGCCAAACAATGGGATCAGCAATACTAGAAGTAAAATATGGAACGTAGTTAACCAAGGTGTTTAGAATTACCATGGTTTCTATACAAACATTACCGGATAAATGTTCTCTCAATATAATTGGATGTTTGCCATCATGGACTTTGAACAATGAATCTAAACTGTCATTATCATCAAGTAAAGATTCTAATTCTTGTTTAAAATTAAATGACATACTCTGGATTTTATTTTTCCATCCAGCGTATGTCTTTGATTTGTGGATTGAGATATTACCTATCCAGGTATTTTCGTTTTCTATAAAGTGACTTACAAAAAACTCTATGATCTCTTCCCTATTAAATTTTGTACCTAGTTTTTTAAAGAAATACCTATCGTTTCTTTTTTCAAATGAAGATAGACTCGCTCTAGACTTACCATTAAAAGTAAAGAAGTTGTATGTATCTTTGGTGAAATGTAGTTTTAGAGCGAGGTATATCTTGTAAACCTCGTACCCATCCATATCAAATAGGCAATTTTGCCCGAGAAGATCTTTTCATAAATGATAACCTTTGAGCATCATACTTAAGTTTTTCTTTCAATGTCTTAGACAACAACTTTGGTACTGATTCAAACTCAATCTCATTCTCTTCGCAGAAAGTAAGAATAGCTTCAATGTAATTCAGTTCTCCATTGCTAGACTTTACAATGTTTTCGATCTCCATAGAAAACTTACTGGAAGTCATGAACTTTTCTTCAAGAACTTCGTTGATAGCTTCTTTACTTTTATTCATGAGCAAACTTCCACTCTCGTATATACTGAGTAAGTTTTCTAATGTATTCTTTTTTGTGATACTTTTCATAGACAACGCATTCTCCATTTTCACAGGACATAATGATAACAAGTTTCTTGACTATTATACCAGTTAACTCGTATAACATGCAAGCGTATGCAACAGCTTGCACAAAATAACCCTCAATCCATTCTTCAGGTTTGGGTTTCTCTGAAGTTTTGAAATCAATTACTGCAAGTTCACCGTTGTACTCAGCAATGCAATCAACGGTTCCTGCAATACCTAACTTAAAACTATATAGGGGAGTTTCTAGTGCATGAATATTATCTATCTTATTTAATTCTGGTTTAGCAAACTTAAATAAGAATTCTGATAATGGTTGAACCTTTGGCAGTTCTTCATTCTTCAAATAATATTCAGTAAGGGTGTGCATACCAGTACCCCGACTAGCAGCACGTCTAGACTTTCGATTAGCTGCTTCTTCACCTACACGTCTTCTCCATGCCGCAATAGATTTAGCAGACTGGAAACTAGTCACGGTAGTAACAGAGACTAGTTTCTTATCCTCATGACCAGGGACTTTGTAGTATCTCTTACCATCAATAGTTTCTCTTGTTAACTTATCAGGTAAGTTCACCTGTACATGATTGAACATCAGAACCCTAGACTAATTTTACTGACAAGATAACTCTTGATTAGACCAGAGCGAACAATATCATCAACACCAAACTCAGTCATACCAAACTCATCCATCAAGCGAAGGATACTCATGAAATCTAAGATACCATTCTTCTCATTTGCTTTGACAAGATCAGTTTGTTGAACATCACCACAGAACATGATCTTAGAATCTTCACCAACACGAGTGATAATAGAATCAAGTTCATGGAAGTTCAGGTTCTGACACTCATCAACAATGATAATAGCACGATCAAATGTAGTACCACGGATGAATGAAGTAGACCAGAAAGAGATAGTCTCTTGAGTCTTCAGATTACCATACAACATTTCAAATGAATTATCATCTGGCATTTCAAACATGAACTTCACCATATTCTTATATGGAATCTGGTAAAGAGATGACTTATCTTCATGGTCACCAGGTAGGAAACCAATCTCCCTTGTGGATACTAGAGATCTGACCACATAAACTTTATCATATGGACTATCTTCCTTTAGAACTTCTCTTAGAGCAAGATAAAGACCGATAAAAGTTTTACCAGTACCAGCAGCACCGAACATGAAAAGATTTTTATCCGCTTCCCAGTCAGCAAATACCTTTTCTTGAGCTGGTGTTAATGGTTCAACACCAACCAGCATATCAGAGTTAATTGGTTTCCTGCGTTTCATTTGTTTTGCAGACATACCATTAATATCTGGTGTAGTTTTCTTTCTCGATCTTGGCATACTTAGAATCCCTGAATTGTAGAACCGTAATGTCCTTTTTTAATGTTGTTAATTTTTGTCTGAAGATCTCCTGGAACTTTGTTCCTCCAATCTCCAACTTCACTGACAGAAGAAGCACATCCTACTGACCAGTCTTTGTCCCAGTCAGGATTTTCATCCTTCCAGACACAATATTCTTTCATGGTCATTGAGAGTTCTTTCTTCTCTCCAGTGGTTTTATTTATTACTGGGTATGTTGGCATAGTTAAATCCAATCTGGTTTGCGGGACGGGTCACGAAGATAATTAGATGCAACCCAAGGTTTGCTGCTAATGTACATTTTGTAAGCAGTAAAAGTATCAATGCTTGTGTCAAGTTTAAACTCATCGGGCATTGCTCTGACGAATGGTGTTAGTTTTGATAGATGAATTGCATCTATCGGAAAGAGTTTGTCTGCATGTGCAAGTGTAGATAGACAGGAATGAATTTTCTGATATCTATTAGAGTATTCTGCACATAGTGCAAGTCCATGTCTGATTAACCACCTATGGTTTTGTACGGTTTCATTAGCCCATACAGTGCATGGATGATGACGGAATGCACCTTTATCAGTTTTATATGGTTCACCATTCGCTTTGGGAAGAGTTCCATATCCACGACCCCATTTGTCAGATGCAACAATAGATAGCATTTGACAGCATTCAAGTGGCATCTTAACAACGTGTTTATCAGGGAGAACTTTAGCACATTCAATTGGATCAGGGTCAGTAACAAAAATGTTCATAATGTTTATGAGTCAGGAGTAATTCTGAATCTATGGTCATCAGGATTTTGTTTCCTTATCTTCTTAAGGATACCATATGCTTGTTCATATGTCAATGAATGATGATACGGTATCCAAGTATCACTTTTTCTTATCTCCACTCGATACAGTCCACTCCAGTGCCTCTGCAACTGTTGGGAACTGTTCGATAAAGATTTGTTTACAGGATTCTGCGACTTGCATGTGTTCTTTTTGTGTTCCATTTGCAGACCTCAGGGAGATGTAATGGATCCAAGAACGGCAAGAACCAGTCATGTAGATTCTTGTAGGTACACAGAGGGGTAGCACATTACGAGCACATTCCTTTGCAACACCATGTCCAAGCATTTGTTCATACAGTGCCATAGATGAATCAAACAGAGTTTGCATCTGCATCTCAAGTTTCTGTTGAACAAATGGATCAAGATCATCTATACTATTCTGACGGTTCTTGTCATCTTGACGGCGGAGTTCTGGGAGAGGGATTTTCTCACCAAGTAAAGTAGAACTTGCGTACCTTTGACTAAACTCCTGAAATGTAAAGCTACGATGTCTCAAAATTTGGGCTGCAATAGCCCGGGTAGTTTCAATTTCCAAAGTCATTGTACTTTGTTCAAACACAGACCAGTGATTGTGTTTAATACAATAACTGAGAAGTCTTGCATACTTTTCGTTATCCTGATTGGATGGATTAGAGACTCTAGCAATATATGCCATTGTCTGTTCAGCATCAGGTGTAACAGAAACTAGTTTTGCATTCATTTTTGAAGTCATAATCACTTTTTCTTTTTGTTGTCTTCTTTTTGGGTGTACCCCCATAGTTTAGCGGGAACTGAACCATCGGTCCATCCGATGTCCTTTACAACATCACCATATTTGTCGTAGTAGGCATTGAAGATATCAATCTTTGATCCCATAACCACATCATACCACACCTCACTTCCGTTGTCACACTTTACTAAGTATGAGCTTCGAGGCAGAGTTTTATCTTTAGCGGCTGAAGGATCACAGTTTATATGAATACAGATAACACTATATACGGATTTGAAATTAGCTACATCAGCGCTTGATAATACCATATGTTTCTCCTATGAACGATTTCCCCACTGAATTTCTGGATAGGCTTCAGAGATACATGCTTTAGTAATTTTGTATCTTTTACTGAGTTGTTTATCTTTGGTTAGACAGAGAACCTTTGCTTCAGATTCATGAAGTCCTTCTAGAATTTGGATAAACATCATCTCTCTACGACCCTGGGCAAGCTTGTCGTTACCACCCTTGACGAAGTGAAATAGTTTCTTGTACTCATGGAAGAGTAAAGTGTGTTCTGTACCCTCTGGCGTGTCATTAGGGGTGTATGGAACGTCACCAGATGGAACCATGCTCTTCACACTCTCGTCATAAGACCAGATCAGAATCGATTGTAGAGCAGGACTCTTATATTTTTTGAGCAGTGCGATCTTTTCTTTTTTAGTTTTAGCGTTAGAAATCTTCTGAAGAACTTCAGAGATCAATAGTTTTTCTACAGGTAATTCAGCCATAGTTAAAAATCCTCTATATCATTTAATAGTGTAGTCAGTTTGTTTTCTAAGAAGTACTCGATCGTAACTCCTTGTTTTACAGTACTATTTAACCGATTAAATTCTTCGACAATCTGTCTTTGAATCTCATCTGGAATGCAACTTAGATCAATAAGTTTTTTGTTACGTTCATAGTTCTTCAACTGAACATCAGTACAAAAGCTTTTTGGATCTGCAGAAATCCATTTTACTAGATTCTTTTTGTTGATTGGTTTTTGCCTTTTACCAGATACAAATGTATCGTCATCTGATAGGAAGTTTGGAATACCATCACTTCGATCTCCTTTGATGATATGCTCCATCAAAAATTCTTTAGGGTTATCAAGAGTGATGTATTTTTTCTGTACAGGATTGTACTGAGAAACAAAAGAATACTTTCCTAGTTGCAGAAAATCTTTATCACCAGACATGATAAGAACTTTTTCTGGGTTATCTTTAGTAGAGTTATTCTTGATCAGAACACTGATGATGTCATCAGCTTCTGCACCATATACATCCATAACGACATAAGGAAAGTTATTCCTAATCTCGTCACGAATTTTGTTGAGACATTCAAAGATGGCGTTCCAGTCATGCGTTGAATTTTCTCTATCTTTTTTACGATTCTGTTTATAGAAAGGAAACTCTTGCTTCCTCCAATAGAATTTAGAATCATAACAAAGAACTAGTTCGCCGTATTCTCCACCAAATTTCTTTCGGTAGTTTCTCAATGAGTTTAATACCATATGACGAACTAGATTTTCATCAAGTCCATTACTAGTTTTCACTTGTACCATCAGATTACTGATCATACATTGATTCATGTCAACTAAAATCATGATTAGTCCTCTTCGTATTCCTCCTCGTCTATAAACCTAACGGATAACAGTTCTTCATCAATCATAAAACCCTGATCGTTTAACATTTCTGGATGAATGTTTGTATTCTGCGAAATGGTTGCTTCCATAAACGCTGAATAGTATTCATTACTAAACCATCCAAAAATGAAACCCAGGCCTACACCTATGAGACAAAACAAAAGACTGAACATTAGTGTAGTTACTTCTGTCATGGATTCTCTCCTAAGGTTGTTCCTTAATAATTCTGATCTCCACCCGATACTTTTTCTTTAAACAAGAAATTGATTTATCTAAATGGAGAACATAGTCTGGTTCTGGTTCTGGTTCATTTTCTACGTTGCCTCCACCTAACATAGCCCTTACGTTAGTATTTAGATACTTCTCAGGGATGTTAGTCATTTAATAATTTTTAATGGAAAGTAATTTGGAGACACTGTTTTGGGAGCAGATCTAATTTTGTTTGGTAGTTCACCAAACGATCGTGAACAATTTAGAGATGTAACTGACATAATAGTTTGGATTGTTTGATCAATCTTTTTAATTTTTTTAATGCCAGATAGGTCTTCATCATAGTTGATGATCTTTGCACCAGAACAAGAGAGTTTCTTGCCTGTCAAAAACAAAAGTTCATTGGTTTTTACGTTGATTAAAAACACTGACTTAGCGTCAATGATCTCCGTCTTGGAAACGGGAGTGTATTTTTCCTTTCCTAGTATAACAGGCTTTTGGATTAAGTGCAAGTCCTTCGTCAGTTGAGCTGGACTCTTCTTTCTCTTGCGTCGAACAATTTTTTTAGAATCTTTATATTTCTCTACGTCACTAATAAACCTTTCTAACAAGCACTTGAATTCCTTCAGTTCAGATTTCTTATAACAACCATAAGCTTCCACTAGAAACCTATCACCATTAAGAGCACCATTAACTTCATTTAAAAGATCGGTGACAAAATGAAATTTGTCTGATGTATATTCATTGATAGTTTTCCTATCAATATCTTCAGATTGTAGATACTTAAAAAAGTCAACACGAATTTTCTTCTTGGTAATTACATACTCATCAAGAATTGTATCTACAAATTGAGTGATTGTTTCCGTGCGAGTCATAGGATTTTTTGTTCCTGTAAATACTGAAGGGTTTCTTTGCATCCACCAATGTGTTTCATTCCGATGGATACTTGAGGGAAGGTAGCACCTTCTCCAAATTCATCATAAAATTGTGACTTATCAAAATCTTTATTATACTTATATTCTAGATAGTCAATCTCAACTGCATTAAACAGTTGTTTAACTCTATCACACCACTGACAATTTTCTTTTGTGTAAACTACTGCTTGCATTCTAAACTCCTGTCTATAGTTTTAGCTACAAAATCTTTTGCTTTCAATTTTCTACCCATGTAAATAGCACCCTTCTTTGGATTAGTATCACCGCATGTAAATACATCACAAACTGCAGTTCCATTCTCAGGCCATGTATGGATACTGATGTGACTTTCTGCAAGAAGAGTAACTGCTGTAACACCCTGTGGAGAAAATTTATGTGACTGTGTTTTTAAAAATGTGGCACCCATGTGATTAGTTGCCTCAAACAAAGTCTTTCTTATATAGTCTTCATCATCTAGTAACTCTGCATCACACCCATATAAAGTGAAGAGTACATGTTTCATTTACTAAGTTTCTTTACAATCGAGAGTGGGTTCTTTTGTTGACGACGATAATTTTTCAACATTTTATTTAGTGTTGTTGCTCTCGCTTTTTCAAGAGCCTTTCTTTCGTGGTATGACATCTCTGGTTGCACTGGTTGTTCTGGTTCATCAACAACCTCTTGTGCTTCGACATCAACGATTAGGTTTTCTTCAGTCATAGTAATTTGTTTTTTTTATTCTACCAAAAAAGGGGAGTCTTTGCAACCCCCCTTATAATTTATATATTTTATTTTTTCAGTCTGAATGGACAGTCAGGACATCCAGCACCACAGCATCCTTTAGAGAGCGTTACCACGGGGTAGAACCTCCTCAGGGAATACAAAGTTCTCATGTGGTTGGTCAGCAGGTGCCATCCAAGCAC